CCGCCCTCAGTGGGCTGGTCAAAAATAGTTATCTCGTTCACTTAATTTCTCCTTACTTCTCAGTTGGTTTCCGAACATGGACTACGTACTTGTTATCAACTTGTAGGCCGACTGGAAGAGCGTCAGGATTCTCCTCCAGAAACTGCTTCACGTTACCATTGTGCAGGCGCTTCTCAAGTAGGAATGGTGCATTGTGCTTCTCGATGAAGCTGTACATCTGGTCCCAATCGGTCGTCCAGTATCGGCTTTGGACGCGCCTTGATAGCGTGCCTGCTGGTGTGCGGATGCTGTCAATGTTCTGGTCGTTGCAAAACTCAAGCAACTCCTTGGATACATAGTCCAGCTTCTCTTTAAGGTCAGCGACCTTAGCCTCAAAGATTTCTTCCTCTTCGGCAATGGCAGTGCGCAGCTTGCGGTACGCAGCGACAAGTTTCTCTACTGGTAGTTTCTCGGTCATGGTTTGCTCCTTCGTATTGTGTGCCGATCCCCATCTTAACCTGTCTATTCAGGTCCGCCTTTTTTGTTCAGCGCCATCGCAAGGGGACCGACACAACCTCCCTCTAAACCCTGTACTATACAATGTCAAGTTCTTGTCTGTACAGGTCGATAATTTTTTCGTGGTTCTCGATATTGCCCTGCAACATGGAGTAAAGCCGTTCTTCCACTGGGCTTCCCTTGATGTGCACCACAGTCATGGCGTTCTTCTGTCCGGCACGGTCGATACGGGCGTTTGCCTGTAGGTAGGTTTCCACGCTCGTTGTGGGTGCGTACCAGATAATTGTGTCGGCTGCCGTTAGGGTCAGACCATGGCTTGCTGCCTTGGGCTGGATGAGCAACACCTTGGGGTGCGCCTCCCGCTGGAACTTATCGACGATCTCGGTGCGCCTATTCACCGGCACCTTACCGTTAATGACGTCGCAGCTAATCCCTTCTTTCTCCATACGGGCACGCAGTAGCTCGATGGTGTGGGTGAACGGTATAAAGACCAGCACCTTATGGCTGGCTTCCTCGACGACTTCCAACACCACGTTGAGGCGGTTACTGACGTCGAACTCCAATACCTCACCAGTATCCGTATAGACCGCGCCTCCACTGATCTGGAGCAGCTTATTGAGCTTGGTCGCAGCGTTGACCGCGCTGACCTCTTCGCCGCTAGCTTCGAACAGCAACTGCGACTTAAGCTCGTTATAATATTTGCGTTGCTGCGGGGTAAGGGGTGCTTCGCGCTCGATGTGCGTTACAAGCGGTAGGTCTAAGCAATCCTTCTTCTCGAACCGGATGGCAGGCTGGAGCACCTTGTGCACTATCTCTTGGGCGTTGCTCTTAGGCGCCCACTTAAACTGCGTCACTTTGCGCATCACGCTGTCCCGAAAGACGCCGAAGTATTTAGGGCAACCGGGTAGGTCCATCATACGGGCCAGACCATAGGCATCCACCGGAGACTGCGCCGCTGGCGTACCTGTCAGCATCCATAGGCGTGGATCGGTGTCGCGCACCAAGCGGTTGAATATCTTCCAGCGGTTAGTCGTTGGATTCTTGTACGCGTTGGCCTCATCCACCACGATCAGGTCGAAGCCACCATTGGCAATCGCGTCCTTAACCACAGCCAGCCCATCAAAGTTAATGATGACGAACTCAGCCTCGGCGTTGATAATCTTCTCCCGCTGCTTAGCGGCACCATGCGCCACGCTGCACGAACGGTGCATAGCAAACTTAAACAAGTCCTGCTGCCATGCTGACCTCATGATCGAGAGCGGGCACAGCACCAGCACGCGCTTCACCAAACCCTTGTTCATTAGATAGTCAGCGGCCCAGATGACGCTGGCTGTCTTGCCTGTCCCCTGCTCGTTGAAGCAGAACGCCCGCTTGCGTAACGAAAGGAAGGATGCCGTGGTCTTCTGATGATTAAACGGGGCGAACTTACCGGTCCACTCATAGGTCTTGAGCATAGGCGAGGGGGTATCTGCGAAGCCAAGCTGCGCTAGAATTTCAGACTCATTGTGTCCCCATTTGACAAGCACGCCATCCTTGGTGTCGGCGCTCTTGTGGATGTTATCCGTGATGAGACACGGGTCCTGTGTGTTGACCAGCAACGCTTTGTTTTCAACGATTTGCACCAGTTTGCTCCTAGGTACGTTTACTTCTTTTTGCGTTCTCGCGGACTCGTCTCGGAAACTAAATTCTTCTTGGCGTCTCGGTCGAAGGACCGGTTGGCTGACTTGCTAACCATGCGTAGGCCAGTCTTGTTGCTGCCACCCTTATCGAGCGCGACCACGTGGCCCACATCCTTGCCGTCACCCTTCTTGGCTTTGCCAGCTTTCACCATCTTGGTTCTGGCTGCATTGCGCATAGCGCGGTTCTTCTTCTGTTGGTCGGTACCTTGGTAGGTGTCGTATTCTTTGCGGTAATCTCTGGCCATCACTTCCTCCGGGGTTTCCAGTGTTCGCAAGTGGTGACGGGGCACCACCCACAAAGCGGACTTGTCTTGGCGTTAAATACACCATTATCCATAGCCGCGTCGAGGTTATAAAGTTGATCGTCAAACACGGACATATACTCGTCGAGCTTATCGCGTGTGTGCGTCTTCTTCGGAAACTCTTGACTAACCACATATGCCAGCGCAGACTTGATGGTTTCTAACTCAGGGTGCTTGATAAAGAGCGCACCTGCCATCAGGTCTAGCTGTTTCATATCGGCGTACTTGGCGTTCTTGCCAGTCTTGTAGTCCACCATCCAGCCCTTGGTGCCATCGACAATCAGCAAATCCACGATGCCCCGATACCAAACATCCTTGGCAAAGAATGTCGTAGAGACAAAGCCATCATCCGTCTTGGCGACACCTAGCCGTAACTCGGTGTGCTTCTCCCCTTGCTTAGCAGCCAGCGGCTCCACGATAGGGCGCATGAAAGCAAACTTATCAGGGATAGGCTTACCATCTCGAATGAACTCTTCTGCTGCTAGGTGTACAGCAGTACCATAATCCGCCTCGGGGCCCGGCACGTCCTTGACGTCCTTAGCAATCTTGAGGTGGAAATATTTCTTCGGGCACTGCTCGAAGGTTTTGATACTACTGTACGACCAAGCTGGCATTATTTTTTAGCTTTCGTGAAACGACCTTTGGTATCACGTGTATCATTCTTGCTGGCTTCGGCCAAGGCAACTCTCGTTGCTCGCAGTTCTTTCTCAAGCAGCTTGATCTCGCGCTCGTTTTCCTTCTTTGAGAACTCAAGCCCTTTGATCTGTAGGGCCAGCTTCACGTAGGTTTTCTCTGCTTCAGTAAGTTCAGCTTCGAGTGACTTGATGCGACCACCCAATACTAGGGCACAGATAATGTAACCGACTGCGAGGCCGAATGCCCCTGCTCCTACTGCGACTGTAACTTCCAACATATTATCCTCCTATCTTACGTTGCCTTGGAGCCGGTCTGCGACCAGCTTTGCATAACCGGCGATATCCACCCAGCTATCTATGTGGTCGTAGTCACCAACGACGATACGCGCAATTTTACTCGCTATCATGTCGAGTGCTTCTTGATGGTCAAGAGGTAACGTCCCACCACGACGTTCGATATCTGTTAGCCGGATTACATTCTTCAACCGCTGCGCCATACGAGATACGTCAACGAAGCTACCGTAGGTGGAACCCCGCGCATTGAGGATTGCGTCTACGTTAGTGTCAGCTTGGATAAACTCGCCGGGTTTCGGTTCTTCTTCCTTGTGCACCATCTTTTTCTTTAGCGTGTGGACGTAGCTGGGGCTTACATCCATGCGGTCTCTAATCTGCTTGATGGACAAGCCCTTATTCAGCATCTCCAAAACTGCTGCTGCTTTATTAGTTTTAGACATTGTGTTTGCTCCTTACTTAAGATTGCCACCGGACTTGAGGATGTCACCATCATAGGTGTACGTGCCGGTGTGGGTGAGACGAATGAACGGATGGGCATGAATTTTACCCCCGTGCTTCCGCCATAGTTCGCAGAAGTGATAATCCTCAGATAGCAATGCTCCGCTATCGTCGATACTTGTTGCGAAGAACTCATGGGTGAGAGGCTTGGCGTACTCCCCCTTCTCTGGATCGAAGAACGATGACACCCGATAGGTCGGGACATGAGGCATCAGGTCGAGGAACACTTGACGCTTGATAAGCATGAAGCCTGTGCCGCCGTGGCGCACTTCGATGAAACCCTCTTCGTCCGTTTCTTGGTGGCTGTTGTCCACCATGTTGAAGACGAACGCGCCAGCATGGTCGTGCAGATCGTTCTTACCTTCCTGTGCTGCCTTCTTGACGCTCTCCCAGTTTACTTCCTTCTTAGGGTAGATACCGCAAGCGATGTCCCTGTCTCCGGCCAGCAGCATAGACACAGCGTTCTCGTCGAAGCCAATGTCGGCGTCGATGAACATCAGATAGTCGATTTCCTTTTCCAAGAAGATGCGCGCCAGTTCGTTGCGGGCACGGGTGATGAGGCTCTCGTTGGTGATTTGGCACCAGAAGCAGTTCACTCCCACCGAGCGTAGCTTGTTCATAGTGTAGAGCAAGCCCTGCACATAAGCCCCGGTGCACATGCCGCCATACATCGGTGTGGCAACCATGATGGTTGGGATTTTATAGTCCGGGTCTACCGGCTTTACTTTTACTTCGTCAGACATTGGTTTGCTCTTCCTTGGCTTGGTTCTTGGTTTCAATCTTTGCTTTTTTAGCTTGTAGGTAGGAGTCCACGAAGGCCACCTGCGGGCGTGTGACGTCCGCCATTTCTTGTGCAGATACTAGATGATACCGAAGGATAACCTTGCGGTCTGTTAGCGGCGTAAGGAACACGAGTGGCGTGTTAAACTTAAGGTCCACAGTGCGCGATTCGTTTTCCAGTTTACGAACAAACAAGTTAATGTTTGTGGCCGATTGGTGCTGATAGCTGAGTATCCCGGGCGGGATGATAACTGTCTCTTCACCTTCGTAAGAAGGCCAGAAGGGATCGAAGAACAAGAAGTTAATCTCTTCCTCACACCGCAAATGCCATGGGCTATTGAGTTTAATATGCTGGAAATGCTCCGGAGGCATAAAGTCACCTCGCTGAAAGCTCGGATGCTCACCCAATGTACTACGCCCATCAGCAAACTTCCATGCGTGTCCTGCCTGCATTGCTGGTTCTACGTGGAGCATGAGGTCGCTCCACAGCGGCAAGCAGAAACTCTTCTTGAATAGGTCCGTGAAACCAACACAGTGGCGCATCGTGGATGCAGGGCGCGTGAGTTTTGGAAGCTCGTCAAAAACAGGCTGCCCCACAGTAGGCAACAAGCGCTTCCACCACTTAGGGTAGTAGTACGTAGCTGTCTTAATGCGCGACGTGTTATACACGTCCGAGTTTACCGTATAACAATCCACGTAAACTGGGCCAGCTAACTTATTCCGTAACCATTTTTTGAGCATCCGCTTGTCCCTTCCTTTTAAGTTTTACATAGCGGCCTTCCACGGAAGCAATCGTACGCTCCATCTGCTCTGCTATGTATGCTGGTCTTAGACCGTGCTTATAATAAGCCAGTAACTCTGCATCCATCTCTGGTGTCCATAGCTGCCTAGACCGTTTTACAATTGGCACTACTTCTTCCTTATTATCATTTGATACCCAATATGAACCACGTCCACCTCTTCAGCGAAGAGGTTCATAAACGTGTCGATTGCTGGCTTCGGGCGGTGCAGAATGTCCCGTGGGTCACCCCAGAGATAGTCGTCGAACACCATGATGCCCTGCTTCTTCAGCAACGGCCAAGCCATACACGCATCGGTCAACACATCCTTGGCGATGTGGCTACCGTCGATGTAGATGAAGTCGTACAGCGGGTTAACGGAGAACATAACGTCGCATAGTTTCTCACCCAGAAAACGGGTGGACGTAGACTTATACTTGTAGACGCGGTTGTTGGTCCTGTCCGGCCCGTCACTTGCGAACCGTGTGTGCCCCCAGCTACCCTCGCGGCTACGGTGGATTGCCGAGTGAGAGTCCAGCGCCTTGATGATATTGTGGTCAAAGGCTGCTTCCACAGAGAACATATCCTCTTCACCGTGCTCTTCGCCGCCTTCCCATGTATCTACGCAGTCGATCCAGTCGCCGGGGTTCATCATGTTCTCAACAATCCAGACAGCGCTGCGCCCTTCGAACGAACCAATCTCAAGGAAAGCCCTACGCTCTGGCAACATTGGAATAAGCTGCTCCCATACGGGCGGCCCCCATGAGAACCAGTCTTTTGTAAATTTATATTCGCTCATTTGTTTACTCCTTCGGAATTATTACTTTGTAGAACGTGTACGCCGGTATGGGTTTAGCCGGTAAGGTATCTTGGTGCCCCCACTCTTCTCTCCAATCAGTCCTTGGCGGGGCATATCGACTGCCATAAAGGGTGAGTTCAAGCTGCTGCCATCCCTTTGTATCCTCAAGCGTAAGCCCATTGCAGAACACAAACTCAACCCCTCGCGTTGCCTCTCTGACTTCCGCATTCGCCGGAACTCCCGGCTTAGCCCGGTTCAAAGTATCGCGTAACATCCGGTCACATTGGTGAACCAACTGCCGTGTTCGCTCCACTCCAATCCCAAAGTCCTCACCAACCTTATTAAACGTAGTCCCTCCGGCTCGGTATTGCCTCCATATCGCCCACTTGCGTAGCTTCGGGTTGTCCTTAAACTCCTCCAGCCGTGCTTCTCGCACCACTGGATCACGTGTCGGTCCGGCGGGCGCTAGGCTTTTGAACCCTGATTTAATCCTCTCCATGCGCCGCTGCTCCGCCTCCGCACGGTGTTTCTCCAGCCACTCTTTATCTGAGCGCAGCTTTTCTTGAAGCCACTCTTCGTAGACCACGGGTTCGGGCCACGGGTCGGGCCATGCGTCTGGATCATCCGACATGATATTTCCACGTCTGGTCTAGGAAGCTTTTATCGTGCTTAGCTCTGCGTTGTAGCGCCTTATAAGTTTGGATCGTATCCCTATGTTCTTCCGTAAATTTCTGAAGATAGCGCTCAGCTTGGATAGCCTTATTCAACCGAGGCAGTATATTCCTGTGCTTGCTGAAGCGCGCTTGTAGGGTTTTCAATTCCTCTACCGTCTTCTTACCATAGCCATGGGCCTTGAGAACCTCTGCTGGGTCTAGCTCCCGTAGAGCTTTCAAGTCCGGCACATATTCACGGACATAGTTATACAGTCTGTCACACCCTATTAATGCAGCGATAACGGTATGAAATCCCTTGTCCCGTGTCTCTTCCCAGTCACGCTTTTTCGCCATCTCTGCAGCGTAAAACATAATAAACTCATGTTCACGCTTAGCCTTCTCAGCTTCGTAGTCGAACGGAATACCTTCGGCTTCTACCTTGGCTTGAGCTTCATCTAAACCTGACGTTGCCAGCATTTTGCATATCTTAATCTGGCTCTGCGTCAGAACGATTTTCTTCTTATCCGCCATAGCTTGCTCCTATTTTATGTTGTCTATGAGGTCCGCTAGCTTGCTATATAGCGTGCCTGTGGCTTTGTGATTGCCAGCAATCAGCCTTATCTGTGCAGTTATACCCTTGAGCAGCTTTACCTCCGCTGCGTATTCCTCGTTGTCTGGAACAGCGTCGCCCCTTAAATGGAACGTTAGTTCACGCCATTCGTAAAGGGTCTTACGTCCGAAGTTAGGTATGCGGAAGAGGTTGCCAAACTCCATATTTAGGAAATGCTTCACTTTTGCGGGTCCATCAGTAATTTCACCGCGTGAGCGTAGATACTCGTGCTCGTTTATAAAGCAGTTCTTCAACCGCATGGATGCTTCTAGGTCACTAATTAAAGTCTCAGGTGTTATCTCATCCGCCATAGCTTGCTCCCATCTTGCTCTCACAGTTTAACGGCAGTGCCGTTGCCCACTTGGGTCTTATCCTCATGCAGGCTTCTACAAATTCTCTTGCCTTGTCGGCCTCTGCTTCAGGAGCGATAGCCCCCACAGCATCATGCACAGTCATCACCACGCGCAGTTTCCTTGCGACCATCAGCATCTGCTCGCCGATCACGATCCGAGCCAGTGCTTGGCAGATATTCTCAACAGCCTTCCCGCCATAGATACGGGTAGGAATAACTGCGCGGCCCTTCTTCTGGTCGTAGACCATCTCAGACTTACCCTCGCGCAGGATGTAGCGCATGTTGGGATACTTAATGCTCAGCCCATTGGGCAGCTTGATACCGTCTGCACCGCGCACTTCGAGCACACCGGACAATCCTATGGGTGCTGTCTGGTTGTTAGCCATAGCCTCCAGCGCATCTCCTGTCTGACGCCACAGCTTGGGTATCATCGGGTAGGTCTCACGATACACTCGGATAATGCGCTTGCATTCCTCAAGCTCCATCGTGACGCCGAATGTCTTTAGCTGCGCCTGAAACTTAGCTGGCCCCATGCCATAGCCTGCACCAAGGATGGTTGTCTTACCCACGAACCGCTGCGGGTCCGTCACCTCATCAACAGGCACACCGTAGATGCTGGATGCCATTATCTTATAGACGTCCTCGCCTTTGTCGAACGCATCCACCAAGTCATCCTGTCCAGCCAGCCACGCCAAGGTCCGCGCCTCGATCTGTGATGAGTCGCAGTCAATAAACACATAGCCCTCTGGTGCGCGCATCGCCTTCTTCAGCGGTGACTTGCGCGGCAGGTTCTGAAGGTTAACCTTGTCGTCCCCACCCCACCTGCCAGTGTGGGCTGCGTAGTAGCGTAGCGGCACAGGTAATGTGCCTCGGTCTGCAATGTTAATGAACCGCTCGGTGCGTGTCTCTTCCAGCGTAGACTTGACGCCTAGTCGTGCCGCCACAATGGCTTGCACCTGCGGGTTCTCATGCTCCAGCAGTGCCTTAAACTCTTCGTCGTTCTTGGCGAACGCATGGGTCTCCTTGCCTGTCGCCGGACTAATCTTGGTCGGCGGTATAACCCCGTGAAACTCCAGCAATTCTGCCAGCTTGGGGTTGCTCATTAGCTCCGCCTTCTCATAGTTCAGCTTAGACATGAGCGCTTCCTTCGCGCTCCTCACATTAGACAGGTGGTTTGTGAGGACTTCTTTATCTAAAGTCAGCACCGGCTCTGTAAACATCCGGATGGTCAGGTCGATTAGCTTAAACTCTACAGGCGGGAAGCCTTGCGCCATCTTCATGAACAGCTTGTGGGTTAGCTCCACGTCATTGATGCAATACTCAGCATAGCGCTGCATCTCTTCTGGTGTGAAGTCGAGACGGCCTTTGCCCAGCGCGTTGACAACCTCGTCACCCTTGATGCCAGCGCCGTGCCGCTCAGCCAGCTTAGCTAGGCTATTGCCAGCGTCAGGGCCATCGAGAGCGCGAGCCATAGATAGGGTGTCAGCGATACGCTTGGGGCGTATGTCAAAGTGCCAGTTCAAGATAGCCATGTCGAACGCAGCATTGTGCGCCACAGCGATAGCCTCATCCCATGGGAATTGGTCCAGCCACTGCTTGGTTTGCGCCTTGGGGCCGGAGAACCACTTAGTTTCTCCATCATCAACCTTCACGGCCACGCCGATAGTCTCGAACAGCGGATCGCGGATATATTCTTCGGTCGTTATTTTAGACAACGAGAAGCCCCGGTCATAGAACGTCTCGAAGTCCAGCGTGATGATGGTCATTTACGCATTGCCTCTTCCACGGTTACCTTGGGGCAACGCTCGTTTGGCATAACCTCGATGCTTTCAATGGAGTAGAAGCTAGGCCCGCACTCTATGATGTCTTGAAGCTCGAATAGCTCCTCGATGAAAAGCAGGGTGGTGCGTGGCCCATCGTCGTGCCGGTAGGTAATCTTCGTCTTCCAACGTGGTTTCGTATTGTCGTTCATTTGCTTTGCTCCTTTATTGCGCGGACAATCTTTGCAGCTTTCTCCGACGTTATGATTTGATAGGTATGCCACTGACCTTCACTCCATAAAAAGTTTCCGCTTGTCTTGGCGTCATCCTCTAACGCCTTGGCTGCGGCTTCGATGCCAGCGTCATAACCTGACTGCCATTCGGATGCGGGGTCGGTCATTTGCTTTCCTATTTCGCTTGCAGCATCATTGTTAACGACACGCCGCCCCGCCACACTTGTAGTGTGAACACGATTGCCGCATCGCCATTTTCGAAGAGCTTTGTCATTATCCGAAACGAAAACACTTTCGGTAAGTGCAAATGCACTACAGACTTTAGGTTATCCATTGCTCTTCCCCTCCTCCAATACTCGTTTCTCGAAGAACTTAAGCAGTGCCTTGAGTAGCTCTGCGGAACCTTCCCTTGCGTTGGCATTCCACTTGCGCTCGGAGTCGCTGTTCAACCCTGTAGGTGCGGACTTCTGGCTAAGATATATCGCGTGCGCTTCCTTGGTTTTGCGTTCGCTGACCTGCTTGCGTAGGAACATGACGCGCTTCAAATCCACACCGTGATAGGACGCGATGTATTTATCGTCCGTTATGTAGCCAATCGTGCGGATGATTTCTTGGTCGTTTACCACGCTTAGTCCCTCGCGTCTGAAGCCGAAGAAATGATAGTAGCCTTGAGCCTACGCACCATGTCCCGCACCATGTCCCAGTTTGTCTCGTCCACAACCACAGCCACGCCGTTGCTGCGCCGGATTGCTTCAATCTCTCTAATCTGTAGGGCGGTCGGCTTGTTACCGTTTGCTTTGCACTCAATACCAAAGAATAGTCCGTTGACGCACGCCACGATGTCAGGCACGCCGCTACGTCCAAAGCCATTGGCAGGGGGCATGAAGTAATAAACGCCCTCGCTTTCGAGAACAGCTTTTACCTTGGCTTTTACAGCCTTTTCGGGGGTCGCCATAAGTTTGCTCCTTATCCAGTGAGGCTATATCCTCACCTATACAATGTCAATCTCTTTCGGTCACCTCGGCGCATACTTCGTCGCGTATGTCCGCCAGCCGCTCGGCCAAGGCAATGGCAAGCTCTCTCCAGTCTACGTCTTTACCGTAGTGGGTTAGCTGCTCTAGCTCGGATGTAGCTAGTCTCCGGTAGTAGCTGCGGTCTTTATTTGGTTGTGTCATTGCTTTTGCTCCTTGTGGGGTGGGGGGCGCAAGGCCCCCCGTTTTGTTACTCGGCCACCGCCCAGTCAATCATGGCCTTCTTAGTGGTCATGCCGTGCCGAAGCGTCTTGCCATCAGGCCGCTCGTAAATTGTATGGGCGCGCAGGTCATACACCTCGTCTACCCATGTCCATGCGTGGTCAGGGTCAGCAAAGGCTGCGATGTCCCGTCCCGTTGGTGAACGAACGATAATGGCGTTTGTGTTTAGTTCAGTCATTTTTACTTCTCCAAGTTAGTCGCGGGCTTTCCTGCCCGCCCCGATGTTATAGCAGGGTCGCTAGACATTGTCAACCCCCTTAGTTTTCCGCAGTTTTACGCTGCTTTCTCTCGCTCTAGCTGCATCCGCAGGTGGTCTTTGTTGAAACCCCATAAGCCTTGCGTCCGGCCATAGTCAGTGCAAGCTTTGGCTAGGTCATGCTCCAACGTGCGTAGCTCGTGCCGCATCTTGTCATACTTGCGTAGCAGGGCTGCTGCTTCTTTCTTAGTTGTCATGGTCTGCTCCTTTGCTCACGATCTGGTGCATCCGGTCGCTCATCTTGCCAATCTCGTTCTCTAGATATTGGGTGTATTTAATAAGGCGGCGCAGCGCAATTTGGTCTTCGCCGTCTAGGTCGTCGCGCAATCCATAGAGGAAGCGCCATTCGTCTGGTCTAATTTGCATTGGATTTCTTTACTTTCTTGGTGGTCTTAGCGGTTCTGCCGTTAACGCGAATGGTCGGGCCGTCATCTAAGATAACGGGTAGTTGTTTGCCGTTCTCATATTCATAGGGCGTGAGCCAGTCTTTGTGGGCCTCTATACGCATGGGCCGCACCTTAGAGTAGCTTTCAGCATATTTCTCCGCGTCCGAATGATACTTAAATGCTGCCCAGTGTTCCCATTCGTTGGTGAAGTGCGCCTTGAGGCTCACGATATACCAGTCCTTCTCCATTTTAATCTCCATGCTCAAAAAATCCTCGGTCTTCAGCCTCTAGCCATACCTCGCGGCCATCGCTCCATTGCTCCTCCACATACCGCCGGATTAGCGGTTCAAATTGGGGCCAGCGGGTTATGGCTATCTCGCCAATCTCCTCTGTCGTCAGGCTCTCCATGTCCTGCTCAATCAGTGCGTCCCGCACCTCGTCTGTCTCGCTGTCTCGTGTCAGTCTCATTGGTCTGCTCCTGTTGCTTTAGTGATTGCTGCGCGAGCGTTATTAAGCCTCTCGCTAGCTTCTCTTAACCATTCTTTAGACGCGCAATGGTCTACTGCCTCGGCAATATACCCCTCAAGGTCATCAATCACGGCCTCCAACGCCTCCAATAAGTCAGGCGCTGCTGCAATTAAGGTTGCGTTTGCTTTACGCACAGCCATTGACGGCCCCATGCCATAACCTGCCACCCTAACTGTTGCCACGGGTGAGTGCTTAATATCTGGCCCTTTGATAACCCATTGGTCATGCCAATATTTGTCCGTGTAGTGCGATGTGCCGCGCCTACTTTCTTGAAACTTAACCTTCCAAGGGCCTTGCGTGTGCTTGCTCATGATGCCAACCCTTCTTTATATATAATGACTATGGGGCCTTCGCTCCATCGGTTATCCACCACGCGCCATTCCCATTCCTCGGTTTCGCTCAATGCTCTGGCTGCTTCCATCGCGTAGGTGCCACAGTCGAAGGCTGCCACCTTATCCCAGCGCCTCGTCTCGTTGTCGCGCCGCTCTAGGTTGATTTGCATGGTCATACCTTCCCTTTAATGGTCGCATGGATTGCCCAGATTGCGAAAATGCCCACAGAAACGAAGAATATCTCGGCCAGAACGTGAATGACGGTTGCCATCATGCGTCGGCCCCTTCGTCACCAATAAAAGCTTCCCATAGGTCGCGGTCTACCTCAATCCAGATAGCATCTGGAAACTCCTGCATCACGTTGCTGCTTTCTAGCAGGTCAAGTGCCAGCATTGCTTGTGCTTGA